CTACAGCAGCTTCGGAATCAAATTGATCGGCTATGAATTTTTGCATATCTTCACCCACACCTGCCTCAAAAAAACCCATACAATATGGATAAAGGTATGCAAGCTGATCGTAGACTGTCATGAAATGGTATTGTGGCTCGTTTGGATACCACTTTCTCCAATCTGATAAAAGGGTAAATTTCATCGTCATGTTTCCAAAATTAGTAGCAGTTCCATTGTACATAGTAAATCTAGTTCCCTGTACATATAAAGCTTTGTTAAACGTACTACTAAGTTTTCCAGCGGCTTTTCCTAACCACTCAGCTCCACTTTTTAAGGAACTAGCTATAGTACCACCCCATCCTTCACCATCACCCATATTTTTAATTTTTTGAATATTGTTTGATAATGTTCCTAAAAATGGGGCATAGGGTTTCATGGATTTAAAAGCATTCTCAGCGAAGTTACCACCATCCCAAGATGACCATTCATTGGAAATACTAAAATTAAAGTCTTCAGAAAAGATACTTGAACAGATCGGCTCAGCTGCGTAATGTGACCATTGATCGTCCGGACCGCCTTTACCTATCGGTGGAAGCCAGCCATCATTTGGTTTGCCGTTCGATTCTCCTGAATAACCGTTAGTAAAAAATTCATCCCAGAAGGTATCATAGTGAGATGGAGGAGTATGATTACTTCTACGGTTCATTCCTTTTATTATCATATCAGAGTCACAATCAATGCAGTCTTTTACATTTCTCCAGTTTACTTTGGGGCCATCTAAAAAAGGCCTAGTATTAGGGTGAAGTGTTATTGTATATAGAGGATTATATAGTTGATGATCATAATAAAATCCTCTTATTTTTGTCTCATCTTTTTCATCCATTTCCTACTCCTCCGTTGCTTTTTGTTTCTGCAGGTTGTCCGAGACCCCACTTTAGTGATGGTGATGGCCAACCTATAGTAGTTTTATGAGTAATGTAAGTATTTCCTCCCTGACTTATGTTGTAATTACCAGAGTTTTCTATTTTATTTCCGGCGTTCAAAGAAGTTAATTTATTAATTTCGGTTGTAAGTCGCCTGAGGTCATCAATAAATATATTTGCTTGATCTAGGGTATTTTTAAAGGACTCAGCATTTGCTTTATTTTGATCAGCGACTTTTGATTCTGTGTCAACGATATTTGCTTCGATTGCTTGAAGTCTTCCCTTTTCCTCAATATTTTTCTTATCGCTCTTTATGTTATTAGACTTATCTTTGTTTTCTTTGTTTTCAGCGGCTTTAGCTTCAGCAGTTTGCTGTTGACTGATCATCTTTTTGAAGGAATACTTTCCGTATGCCCTAACTCCTGTAGCTTCATAGATATCTTTGTCAGTGAAATCGAATCTTTCTTTAAGATATTTTTTTGCATCATGGAAAGCGACCTGGCCCTCTTCATAAGTTTTTTTGCCTTTGCCATATTCTGCAAGAGTTTGGTACCAGAGGTCTCGGATAGAGGCTTTTCTTTCTCTATCCCTCTTTTCTTCGTTAATTGTCCTGAGACCAGTGAGTTCATCAATTCTTCCTTCTAGTCCTTTCAAATTATCTCCAGCCGTATTTTTAGCAATAATTCCGAGAAGATCTACTTGATTTCCTTCAATATCGACCATATCCTCTAGGAGAGAATTAGAAGCTTCTACTCCTCCTAATGAAAGTCCAGCTAATCTTTTCTCAAGGTCCTTAGCTTTATATAAATCAAAGAAACTCTTTTTTCTGATCTCTTCGTTTTCTTCGCTATTCCAGGTAGCTTGACTTTCTCTGAGTTTCTTGAGCTTATTTTGATAGTCTTTTTCATAAGCTTGAGCCCCGTCTGGGCCAAAAGCTGCCCGAGCTTCAGCACCAGTTATAGCTTGTCTCCAATTTCCGCCATCAAAATATTCTGTATCTCCATTATTATTTTCAGTTTTGTCAAAGAACTTTCCTTTTCCAGAATTTATTATATCATCAAGTGTAGCTGCCGGACTGATTTCATTGGCATTAAAAACGAATCTAGAACCATCACCAACCTGAATGTACATTCTTCCAGTCGATCCCATTGGTTTAGCCCCAAATTTATAAGCAAACCAAGATAATTTATCTCTAAAGTCAAATTCTTTTGCTTTTTTGGACGGATCCTTAATAAACCCAGAGTTAGCGTCAGCATACGTTTCCGAGTCTTTAATTCCTTCAGCTTTGCCTTCGCTGGTTTTTGTACCGAAAGCTTCTTTTCGACCAGTTTCTTTGGAAGTATGAACAAGAAATCCGTTTTCTTCGGAGAATCCCTCTTTGGCTAACCTATTTGTCCTTTCACTGCCTTCTTTTGTTTCTTTAATGATCTTATTATATTTATCAATAAAACTTTTTCTTATATTTGAGTTTTCTTCGTTAGAAAAGAGCTTTTCAAGACCCATCTTAATAGATGCATCCTCGACGGCGGAGATTACTTGGTCTCTTTTAAGTCCAGGGGCTGATCTTAATATAGACTCAAGATTTGACCAATCGATATTTTTCTTTCCGTCAATTTTTATTCCAAGTTTATCGAGCTCTTTTTCAGTAAGGCCTGTATTCATTAATTTTTTAAACAATGATTCAACTCTATCTTTAAATTTCTCGTCAGTTTCTCCGTTCTCTCTTTTAACAGCATTCTTTAGTTGTGATCTTAAATTTTGTATATTTAGGTTATTTCCGTTTTTATCCTTCCAGGTCTCTTTATCAAGGATAAACTTCTGTTCCCCATCTTCTCCGAGTAGAGCTTTAAATTTTCCCTTATCAAGGGCATTTCTAATAAGATAATCACCAAACCCTCCAATAGATTTTTCAAAACTGACAGAATATCCAAGATCTCTTCCTGCAAGGCTTTTCTTTAGTTTTTCAAGACCTCCCTTGTCTTTGAAGACGTTATTTCCATAAAGTGACTTATATCTTTCAAAAGAACTTTCAGCCGTGACGGTCTCTGATCCATTAAGAGCTGATAATTTTAGAAGGTTTTCATTTATATGTCCCGATAAATCCGGTGTCAATTCTAAAAATTTCTTTGGATCTATATATCCGGGGTTTATGGGGCCTCCCTGATAGATTTCTATACCAAGTTTCGTATCTATTATGTTTCCGTTCGCATCTTCTTTGAATCTATCTTTATCTTTCCCACTTTTATGAAGTTTAATAGATTCTTTAATTGAATTTTCATTAATATTTAGGTTAGACCTAAGAAACTTTGACCCCTCTTCAAGAACTTTGTCTTTGATATCTCCAATTTTTCCAGAAAGTTCTTTAGACATTTCTTGTTCTCCTCTAATCATTCTAAGTATGCCTAGAATTAGATCCATGGCCTTTTCATCTATTCCAATCTTAAGGTCTCCGTGTAAATAAGGGCTCCATTCGTAGTTCTTCATAGTTCCGGAGATATCACTCTTAATCTTAAATTCTCTACTATAGAGAACCTGCCACCCTTTTTTAGGAGTTCCTGTTTGTTCGTATTCGACAGGATCAGTTATATTTCCTGCCATGTCTCCTACTGTAAGACCGGAGTCTGTTAACATTGGGATATGAGGAACTAATACTGTATTATATCCTGATCCGTCACCAGCTATTTCATAAAGGTTATATCGGATATTATATGGTCGACGTTTGCCCCCAACATACCCATAAGTTCCTGGAAGTTGATAATCTAGGACTCGGCCAGTGCTATTAAATCCAGAAATTTTACCAGCTATCGATGATAGAAGTGAATTTTGTGCAATATCGGACTCGACAGTATTATTTACTGGCTCAAATGCTCTGCCATCTTTGAGAATATATGTTCCTTGAATATTGGCCTGTGTAATTAGCCCAGTTCTGGATATACCTGAGTTAAGGTCTATATAATGACGATAATTATTCTTAGTGTCGTCCATATATAGTCCGGTTTGGTCTTCCTTCACCCCTTCAAGTTTTCTAGCCCATTCGTAGGTTGCTCTTTGTGCGTAGTTCAGAGAGTCTGGATTCACTCTATTTGCAAACTCTCGATCTGTCTCTGGATTTATGAAATCAGAGGTCTTTCCGAGAATTTCAGCTCCCTTTTCCATTACTTTTCTCGCCCCATCTAATATTGGCTCTACATAGTTTTGGGCAGCATCAATTAGTGTATCGGACCCAGAACCACCTTTACCTGTATAACGAAACAGGATACATGGCCACCCTTTACCATAAACATTCATTCCATTAGGCTGGATGAAATCTGAAACCCAGGTTTTTCCGGTAAACATACAGATATGTCCATACCTATGAGAACCACCTGCGGGTAAGATACAAATATCACCGGCCTGAAGTTGTATTCCACCCTGAATTCTAGCGAATCCTCGTTTTGGGAGATAATGAAGATAGTCAGTTGCAGCCGCCGGGTGATTAGAATCATTGATCCCGCCTGCTTTTAAGGCTAGCCTGACGTGACGAGCACAATAACCAGTTGATTTCTTAAAAGCATTACTGGCGAGATATTTAATTGACCTACCAACAAACCAGTCACCTAATTTTAGGCTATCGGTGATCTCCTGACCAATAATTGTAGCTTTAATGTCTTCGGCATCAGCTAGTTGTAGTCCGGACATATCCCAACCTACTCCACCTGCTCCAGCAGTCATAGAGTATTTTACATTCCATAGCCCTGATTGTCCATTATCAATAGCATCTTCGTCAAAGGTGTAGGTCCCAGAAGAAGTCTGATTAAAGCCGGTACCGTCTGTTCCACCGAGAATATTATAAAAACCAAGAGCTGCTGATGCACGGTCTGCATACATCTTGTTGACTCCAGAAACTCCTCCATAAGCTTTTACTCCGGCTAGGGCTGTGAACGAAGCTAGGTGCTTGCCTCCATTTTCATAGCCAAGTAACATAGCTTTGGTGGCCTCCTCAACAGTAACCCCTGGCTTATGGATAATTTTCAAGAATTCTTCTTTTCTAATCCCGTCTTCACCAAGTCCGGTCATTAGATAATCGAGCTGGTGTTCAAGGGGAACTTCATCTGGGTATTTCCTTTCACCGAAGTTTTTATAATACCACTCTGGAAAGTCTTTAATTCCCCAGTTGTTGGACCATTGACAAAGTCCTCTGCCAAACCCTTTATATCCTTTGGCTTTTTCCTGTTGGTTCTGAGCTCCCGGATTCCAACCTGATTCTTTCTGAATAACACCAGCTATGCCAGCAGCTGCTTCTTTTGAGAGGCCATATTTATCCATTAAATATTTAATACCCCGCTCTGCGTTTCGGCGAGCTTCGCCGGCGGGTATATGTAATGGACTAATGCTTCCGGTCATTCTATACTTAATATCATTCAGACCATTGGCTGCCCAAGACAAACCATTGGCAATAGATCTAGCTGTATTGTCCCTAGTGCTTACAAAATTACCAACTCCGCCTCGGCCGGTATAGTTCGGATCATTCCAGATCTTGTCCATTTTAGCATCATAGTTAGCTTTAATGGTATTAGCTTGATTGAGCACTTTCATGTTAGGGTTGGAATACTCGAGTTTACCCTTAACATTCATTATTGCCTTACGGGATCTTTCAACACCCTCTATCCACCTTTGGAAAGAAATATCGGAGGCATCAAAGGATTTTACGTTGGCCGCTTTCTTTAGAGTATTAAATCCTTCTGGAGTTACTCGTAAAAGACGAATTTGCTCACCTGGCCTTTTGTCTGAGAGTGGGACTGCTTTATAAACGAAATTAGAGTTTCCTTCATTGGCTTCCATGTAGTCGCCGATTCCTTCTGCAATTCCGGTTCCGAGAGTAAGTCCCCATCCAAGTGGTCCTGCTGCTTTTCCTACAACTTTAGCTGCTCTACCCGCTCCCCTAAGTGCTCCATATGTTCTCCCTAAACCGGCCTTGTTGGCTGCTCTAGCTGCCTGGAAACTCTTCATTGCAGCTTTTTTCGCACCCCATCCGGTCAGTTTACCATAAATTCCGAAGGTCATGTTATCAAGGATCTCATTTCCTATATAGGAACTGGCTGATCCTCCTGAATATTCATTTCGTTCGGCTTCTGATTTTGAAACCTTAATAAGTTTCATTGGGACATATTCAGCTTGTCCCGATTGTATCATATTAAATATAGTTGAGTCGCCAAAACCTAACTGTCTTAGGAGGTCAGGATTGATGACAGCCCCTCCGGATCTTTTAGCATTCCCTTCAAGCATTTTCATGCCAGTCATCAAACCTCCGGTATGAAGTTTGTTAGATCTATCAGAGAGGTTGTGTGACATCATCATCGACATACCATAGGTTGAATCATCTTTTAGATTTCCCATGAAGTCCGTGGAGTTGGAAGTAAAATAACGACCTCCAAATGATTTTTTAAAATCATTTTTGGCTGATGATGTCAGATTACTGGCAGCTCTCTTAGCAACAGCGCTTGATCCACCCATGAGAGCACTCAAGATATTTCCAAGATACTCTGTGGCGGGAGCCATTACCCCCTTGAATGCCGAATTGATCATATTACCTAGCGGATTAAAATCCGTACTAGGCATTTTGAAGTCCGGTAGATTTATTTTTTGGAGAGCTAATCGTCGGTCTTCAACAAATAGTTTGAGGGTTGCAATAAGGCGGTCGATTCCGTCTGTGAAAACATTCTTAAATCCCTCTAAGAGACTAGTATTTTTTCCCTTTTCTGATCTAGTATCAATGCCAATGAATTCTTTAATCTTGTTGACAAATGATATCCCATTTGCTCCACTTTTTTTAAGATCAGCATTAATTGGAAGTCCAAAAACGGCTCTAAATCCAGCTTCAAAGCTCTCAATTTTTTTCATTAACGGATTCCACCATTTATCAATGGTAGTAGCCAAGAATAAGAACAAAAGAGTTTTAAGTTGTCCTCCAAATGTCGTTCCCATGTTTTTTGGGTCCATTTTTTCTCCGAGGCTTCTAGTGGATTCATTGAGTTTTTGAAAAAGTTTTTGGGAGTTTCTAGCTAGATTCCATTCACGTCTTCTGTATTCTTTTTGTTGAATCTCGTATTCATTAGCCTGTTTGGCGAAACTAGAGTCTAGCCAAGCTTTAAATTTATCAAGATTTCCAGATTTTCCCTGACCAGCAACTGCTATTTGCTGTTGCCTCATTGGGATTTGTGGTTGAACAATCTTGATCTCATTCCGTACATTATTGTTGGTGGTGTTGGTAGTTCGAATGTTTGGCCCAGACTGCTGGACCGTCGATGTAGTCGTCCTCGGCCCAGGCTTGACTCCGTATTTCTGGAGAATCGCCTGAGTTTGTGGATTCATAGCTGCCGCTTGTTGGGCCACTGGCGATACTCTAGCCCCTCCGTCGGCGGCTGCCATACCAGAGGCCCCTAAGAGGGAAGCCTGTTTCATAGTAGCTAATTGTTGCTGTCTGGTGTTCCCGATTATTTTCTGTCGCTCAAGATTAGCAGCACGTTCGGCTTCTATGCCTTGTATTTCCTCACGGGCTCTCATGGCTGATGCTGACGGACTATTCCCACCACCACTAGGGCGTCCGTTGATAACATCCTGAACCCGTTTATCACGTTGTGATTCTCTAGATTCCATCGTTATTATTATTTATTTCTTCCATTCCTTTGGATCCACGACTTTTTGCAACTGTCGCATTGGTACCAGAAACTTTTTTGCCTTTCCCAGAGAAATCCATTCCCGGGAAGTCTGGATCTAATCCTTCGGTAGACTCAAGAAAATTAGTATATTCTTTGTTCAGAGCCAGCACTGTCCCCAGGCTGTACTCCTCGATGTTGTCCACTTTCGCGAACTTGTTTAAATAAAATTTTATCCCCATCAATTGGGCAATTGATACAGACTTCTCGAAAGAAGTCAGCAATAAGCGAATCTACACTTACTGCTATTTCCCTCCTTTCTTCCAATTTTTTGTCTCGATTGCATTCTGGACAGAACACAGGGATAGTTTCAACACGGTCAAAGTATAACTCGTAGAGAGCCAGTAAAAGTGTGATATCTGAATGTTTTGCACCAAGGACGTCTTCCTCGACCTGGTTTGGATAGTCAGACTGAATAAGGGAGATTGTTTTGATAAGTTTGAGGTCCTCAATTTTTCTGAATTTCAGGTATCTCTCGAATACCCTAAAGAACTCTCGGACGGTCGGTACAATGGTTGTATATTTATGACCATTCCCCATTTCGATCTCAGCACCCTCCATCGTGCTTTTTTCCATTGCCTTAAAGTGGATGTCGTGGTTCATTGAGATTTGTGTATTAACCTTATGACCACAGACTGGGCAACTGATTGATACTTGGAATGTTGTGTCTGAGCTCACTGTTATTAGTTTCTTGTAGAAGATCAAAAAATCTGCATCCATGATGTAGAGATCTAAGACATTCTTGTCTTCGTCGATCAGCATTTTAAGATCGTACAAGTATTTTTCAAGATTATCATTCTCGGGGCATCCTTCAATGTACTTTGTTATCTGAAGGAAGCTGAGCGGACTTACCGATACACTTGAAAAAGAGTATCCGTAACCGCCACTCGGTAATTGTGATGTTAAAACGTTCATGTAGTGTAAAAATTTAGTCTCTCAGGGTCCAAATTCAGGACTCCTGAGAGCTTTATGTTTGTATGAAAAGGTATATTATATATTCTTATATTCCTTTAGATCAGTTTAAAAGGACATGTGAAGTTATTTTGCTTGTACCACCTGGCGAATTTACAACTGACCTAACAGATTCACCAGAAATTCCGTGGACTTCCCTTCAGGGAATCGGGCAGTATGGTTACAAGCATTATATGTCTGAGGGTTATCTCAAATATAAGGTCCCTGGGGTCTGGAATTACTATATTTCAAAAATTCAAAAACTTTCAGACCGAGTGGTTCTTAAAAGAGCTCTTGAGAATTATCAGGCAAAGCACTTTAAAAGAACAACCACTATTCCAGAGGCCACCGAGATAGTTTATGGTTATGTTGGCTCTGGGGAAACACTTATTACTAAAGCAACTATTTACGCTTTGATTCCGAAGAAACATTGGCGGTTCCTAGGAGATTCGCCGAAGGATCTCGGAAAAATTCCTAATGGCTTCCATGGTTTTCACAATCGTGGAATTCCAGAGGGACCGGTATATGTAATTAAAATACCGGGTATAACCGAATGTACCTGGCTTGAACCCTACACAGAGGGACAGGATATTCTCAGACAATTTGAACAAACCCTAGAGCGAATCTAGGGTTTCATTTTTCCTAATGGATTAGTCTCCCGATAGTAATTATTAAGAGCCTCTAGTGAATCTAGACTTGGTCTGACTTGAACACCTAATTCTCGTCTGACAATTTCAGTTTCCTGAAGCTTTTCAAAACTATTTAGGTCTTGGTCCTTATGGATTTTGGCTTTAAGGGATTCTGGGAGCTTTTCATAGATGTTCTTAAGACTGTCTTTCTTGAGAAGATCAGTCGCTAGCCCCTGTGCTCCCATTGTTCCGAGGAGACCTAAGAGGACGTCCTCTTTAGACTGTAGGAGACTCGCTAGGTCCTCCTTCAGACTGTGTGTTGATTCCTTGAATTTTATCATAGTTTTTAAGTTCTAGGTCAAGGACATCTAAGGAGTCCTTCATTATTTTCTTGAAGAGGTCTTGATCCTCTTTTTGGATATATGTTGCGTATCGTTTGTTACGACTTAAGATGGATCTAAGATATGTCATTACTTTAGATCCCCAAGAACCCATTTGCATATATTCGGTTTCTAGAAGTTCAAAGAGTTTTGCTTCTTCAATGGTCTCTAGTCCGAGGTAATTCATGAGTTCTTGATAATGTTTGTTTTTATCGTCGGTTTCCATAATGAGTTTAAATTAGTAACTGTTGGGGTATCTCTACCCCGACAGTTTTGATAAATAGGTCAAGAAACCTACGATAAGTTATCGAAGTTACGGCTGTAATGCTCAAACTTGAGCGTGATGGGCACCTCCGCACGATCTGTTCCATCCTCGGCTACACCATTCTCATCAAGACCTGCGTCTTGAATGATACAGTTATAGAAGTTGAGGGTACGAACGTCGATACGGCTAGAGTTAGTAATCACAAGCTTGATATCGGCCACCAGGTCATCCTTACGGAATGAATACTTGGTATCACGATCGGCGATCTTTTGACGCCAGTCATCGGCAAAGTAAGAGATTGCCTGATCCTCACGGTCAGTAAACTGAAGAGTAATCTGACCAGAGGTCTGTTGACCGGTCTGCTGGAAGATAACGTAGTTACCACGCATACGCTTTTCGAAACCACTAGCACTGGTATCGATACCGAGATTCACCTGATTTAATCTAGCATTAATCAAATCATTACCTGGGAAGTATACAATCTTCGGAGGATTAGTGAACTCCAACTCCCACATATCACCACGAAGGAACTCTTTGTTGTTGTCCTTATAGGTTTCGTACTGGATAAAGTTCATGTGACCATCGGAACCACGGACTAATGAAGCAACTGTATTTGCCATAATTTAATTAGTATAATTTAACGTTATGTTTAAGTTTATATCTTTATCCACGAGTTCTTTAGATCTCATGGTAATCCATAAATCAATTGAACCAGACTGACGATCAATCCGGTAGTTATCTAGAGTTGTATAAGCGACTAGCTTAAAAGACGCCGTAAAAGAGTCAAGGACACCCCGTATCACCTCTAAAGCCTTGGATATTGTTAGGGCACCAACCATGTCCCATTTTCGGCGATCTAGGTCTCGGCTAAGTTTACTCTGGAAGAACCGGCATAGAATACTAGTATTAAATCGACCGTCCCCAGTATGATTAAAGTACTTTCGATAATAATAACCGTAACCGTCCGAAACTAAGAAATTAGATTTCTTAGATTCCAAGGCGATGTCCATGGCAGTTTCGGAGTCTGTTAGGTACAGCGGATCGCTGATGGGTGACTCATATAACAAATCGGCCCGGTCAAAGTTGTGAGTATCCGTAAGTATTCCCTCTAGAAATGCATAATAAGCAGGCCGCGTCTCACCCGTGGGACTAGTTAGTTCACGATAGAAGTACACCAGTCGGTTGTCAGGATCAAGGTCCTTTGGATTCTCAAGGGAATCAGTACAGCTAATATAATTCCAGATGAATTCGTTAAGCCAAGGATTACAGAATTCTCGACCAACAATCACCTGTGTCCAGGCGGATCCAGTCCAACGATAGTACAAGGCCGTCTTCGGTTCGGACCATAAGATCTTATGACGAACCCATAGGTACGTGCCTGCCCTCCATTCGGGGGTATCAGCGGACCATGCATCGCCAGGGGTTAACTCGGAGGAACTCTCTGAAAGTCGATACTCGGTGACAATTGTATCTGAGGGCATGAGTACCATTGGCTCAGTTCGGTCGGTGGTATTGTCATAGTAGACTGCCGACGTTCTTGTCCAGATATACTGAGAGGCTTCACGATCCGGGACAGTTGTCTTCCAGCGTTTCCTAGGTGCTTCTGTATTGGATTCGGACAAGGCATACTCGGTCGTTAGATATCTAACACCAATATCTGTTTGGTGGTCCGGATTTACACAGATGGGCTCAGAATACTGAGTCCCAGGAATGACTACCTTGTAAGTCCAGTCTGTCCGTGGCTCCCTGATAGAGCTCTTGAATTCCTCTGGCGACTCTGCTTTGATTTCCTCACCGATATCTCTGTTGGAGATGACAGCCTGACAATTGACTTCTTTACAGTATCCATAGATAAGTTCGTACTCCGGATACCACGACAGATCCGTCAAGTCTGGCTCACTCCGGAAATCAGTGATCCTTGGAATCATCAAGAAATCTTCCTTGACATCTGATTCGGCCATAGCATCAAGTGCCCTTTGGTACTCCAATGGTCCCCATTCTTCAAGGACAGCACCTTTAAGATACCAGGTTCCTTCTGGAAGATCCGGATTAGGAAGAACTTGTCCATCTTGATAGTACTGCTGAGTCGTCGGGCAATAACGAACTTCTGGATAGCTCTGAGCAAGATCAGTAATTATGCCCTTTGACTCAAGAGGTTTCCAGCGGACCCCATCATGGAACGGATTGATCCTGATTCTCACAAGTTCTGAGTCACGATTAACGATGTACTCAAGACAATTATGCCCATCACCATCGATGTGGAATAATGTACCAGTATGGACCTCAGTTCCATAACCACCACGATCAATGGTCATCTGCCACCATCCTTGGGTTCTGAGTCTTTCAATCTTCACCGAAATTTGATCTTGATGGCGACCAATCGTTCTTGGAGTTATTTTAAGTCTCCATTCAGGCGCCGCCTGTGCAATGAGATCATAGTGAATTCTCTCATTCCAAGTAACCTTAAGGCCTGGCAACTTGAAGAAACAGTCGTTTGGAATTGGATATTCTGACCAGAGAGTTTTGGGGCCGATCCGATGAAGGACGGCTTTGTCTTGTCGAGATTCTAGTGTATCCTTCTGTGACAGAAGGATCTCCCAGATTTCAGAGACGACCTCAGAATGTGTTTTACCAGAGGGATTTACAAGATATCTGTAGGTAGGTCCCTCCTTGACGAAGTCAGCATTAGGCACCAAGCCGGACTCGCTGAAGTAGATCATCTTCCTAGTCTGATCGTGACCGACGTAGAAACAGATATAACAGTCTTGTCCCCATTCAGTAACCTCTGCGAAATCTAAATCGAGTGCATAAACATAGTGATGTGCATTCTCGATATCATACCGCAGGGAGTTACCCTGGATAATCTCCAGTCTCTCTTGATCGATCTCCAAAATTTCCTCGGGCACGTCTGTATCAGAATACCTTGGATGACTTGGATAAACATAGGTTCCCTTCGGATCGTCCCTTAGGACAGGACCTGTCAGGACAAGAGTATCTCGGTTATTCCAAGTGGTACTACGGTCGGCGACCCCTATGTTCTGTGGAAGTAGATCTATATTGATATATTCTGAGACTTTATCAATCCAGACAAAATAGTCTATATTTCCGGTGGTATCAGAGAGAACCTGATGTAAAAGGTGTCTTCGATCGATGGCTTCCGGTATTATATCAGATTCATCCGGATATAAGAGATCATCGAGGACGTAAAGGCTCTGATCTGTAGCTTCTGATCTAGGTACTAGATGTTCATCCTTGAGGATCAGTTCCCGAATAGAATCCTTTGTCCCATAATCCAGTACTCGATAAATTAAACGATCTGACGGTATAGGAATTTCGGAAGCATCAGCATAAATTGTTTCTTCGTCTATCCCAAACCCAGAGTAATCTAAGTAAGATTCAGTGTCTTTCTTTTTTTCTAAGCTCACCGGCTTATAGAGGAATAGAGTAGCGCCCTTGCCGAGAAGTTCAGAGTGATATGAGTAATCCGGATAATTCACTCCGAACCATTTGTGGAGTGAATCTAGATTAGTGACTTTTTTAGGTATTTCGTAAGAACTTTGTGAGCCTATGACCTGACTAAAGATAACAAAGTCACTACCTGGAGCTCTTGTCCTCTTTAGCTTGGCTGAGTTAAGTTTTAGATATGCCATAGGTTATAGTGTTATTGAAATCCCATCTGACATCTTTTCTGCATAGCTCTGAAAAAGGTCAGACCTTTTTTCGATATTATAATTAGCCTCACTAAGCTTGGACTCGTCTTCAGATTTTATATCTTCTCCGTTTTCTCCAAGCGGGTTTTCACCAACTACACTAAATGTAAGTGCTAGTTCTGTTGGGCTCGCATCGACCTCACCCTGCCACTCTTCGGTAAAGTCCTTTAAGACTACTAGAAGGTCGGAAATATTAATAGTTTGGTATTGTGGATTCATTGAAAAAATCCTGCAACGGAATGCAAGGTTTTTATAAGGTGCAGGTCTAATTATATTTTTATAATATAATTGAAGGTCATCTGCTTCAAATGTATCTTGAAGATTGCCTAAATATTTTATAAATTTTTTTTCATTAAAATATTCTGTATCATGAACACTGCAATTGTAAGAACTAGAATACATTACATAATCAAAATATCTTTTCCAAGATTTATATTGATCGTCACAAATAACTAATCTTAGTTCATTTGTAAATTCAAGGTTTTGTGGAATGCTTATTTCACCTGAATACAGACCAATATTTTTTTGAATCATTTTTTTAATATTTAATTCAAATGATGTAAAGGGTATCCAGGTATCCCAATTTGTACAAAGACCAAAATTATGAAAATTTTCATAATTTATTTGTTGAATACTGGGGAGAAACGATTTTTTTCCATTTTCAACACCAAGATATGGTTCTAAAATAATTTCCCAAACATGGTTAGAATCAAGAGTAAGTGCAATGTCGTGTCTATGAATGTCCCCCATTCTTTGTCCAATTAATTTTGAACTTGATGTTATGTATGGTGAGTTTTCAATTGCATCTTTAAGCTCCGTAAATCCTTTATCTTTTACAGATTCAATACTAGTTCTAGTTAGGTTTTCAATAGTTCCTTTAAGACCTAAGTTGGAATCTTCATACTTATGAAGAAGATATTTTGGAACATAATCTCCTAAACCTTGGTTACTACCTAATGCTTTAGTTATTACTTCAGCTGCCTTTTTCTTGGTTTTCTCAGCCTCACGAATAACATCCTCGTCTCTAGATTCTAGATCCGCTCCATTTTGGCCATCTTTCGACTCGAAAGTTTGCATTGCTTCCCAACGATATTTTCGACCGTCCTTAGTTTTATCTTCTTTGCCGGGCCTATTGATAGGGTTCTTGATGATGACGGCTTCCGAATTTAGCAAATTAGCCGCAGTGTTTCCGACGAAATTCTTAGCGTCCCCAAGATCAACCCCAGACATACCTTGCCTGAGTAATTTAATTGCATATTCGTTAGAACCGGGCAATCGGTATGGCTGTAGATTCAAAGTTTCCTCTAAGAGATCACGAGCCGTTATCAGTCCAGCCAGTGCTTCATCGAGAATCCATTGCTTCAAGGATCCTCCCCTTTTTCCAAAAGAAATAGCACCAACTGTCTTTTCGACGATAAACCTCAAATACTTACTAGGATTCAGGTACGACGTAAATGACCCACCAAGCTTGTAGGCTGGTATAGCAAGATCATCGATATGCCAACCCGAGCGACCCATATTGTTTTCAGACCAATGGAATGGACCCTCTAGAGCATCTTTCTCCGCATCTGGCTCTTCTTTAGAAGAAAGAGGAATTCCTTGGGAGGGCATTATCTCAATGGGTTTCTCTGTCTCCTTACCATAATTTTTTAGATCACTAGTATTAGAAAATTCTGATTCTATACTAGAAGATACTCCGTCTGAATCTTTTGAGAAAGAATGATTTTGGGAGGTGTCAATAAAGTTATGTTTATGGTCGGGATCTGCTGTCCGGATATTTTCATCCAGAGGCCTCTCCATTTTGATAGGCTTTTTTGTCTTCTTGCCATACTCTTCATATTTAGAGCTAGTTCCAAGATACTCGGGACGGGTGTCTTCATCAAAGACTAACGGATCCTTTGTTTCTTCACCATACTCCTCGGGCCCAATTATTGTTCCACTTGAGAAATTAGATTCTATACTAGATGATACTCCGTCCGATTCATTACTTTTAAAAGAGTGGTTTTGGGAGGTGTCAACAAATTTCTGGGCATGGTCTGGGTCTATTGGAGTTCCGGCTTCGTATGGAGATATTTTGACCGGATTGCTTGTTTTTTCTCCGTATTGTTTTAAGTCTCCCTCTTTCTTGGTATCGATATAGTTGAGATCAGTCCCAGTTTCCCATGGATTTGGAGTCGCCAAGTTAGGCTGACTGGGGTCCATTATTTTTGGATCCTTTGTTTCTTCACCATACTCCTTCAATCCAATAACTGTTTCTTCTGAGAACTCGGATTTTATGCTTGACGATACTCCATCAATATCTTTTTTGAAACTATGATTGTGAGTTGTATCGACGAACTTTTGGGCATGATCAGGGTCCATTGAGGCCTCAACCTTATGAGGAGTTATCTTAACCGCTTCTGTCTCGAGTCCAAGAATATTGTTAATATCAGCAATATCAAGTCTCTCATCCTCAAGTGCCTCATTCCACCCCTCTGGGTTTTTATCTGGTTCTACCGTCCAGTTATCCTCAGGTTCTGCCTTTATATCGTCGACTGTGACAAGGGTTTCATCCCAGCCCTCTGGATTCTGGTCTGAAGTGGCTTTTATTTGTTCGTCTTCTAGAGTTTCGTCCCAACCAGGGTCGGACATATCTGGCTCCATAGTCCAGTTGTCCTCTGGCTCTGCTTTGATGTCCTCCTTCGTAACAAGATCCGGTGTCTCTGGGGACTCTATATCTAGACGTTCATCTTCAAGTGTCTCATCCCAACCGACTGGGTTTTGATCAGAGTCTGCTTTGATCTGTTCATCCTCAAGATTTCCATCCCAGCCTGGATCAGACATATCAGGTTCACCGGGAATAACAGTGTCCTCTAGGGACTCATCCCAACCGACATCATTTTTATCAGCCTCAATTGTCCAGTTATCCTCTGGTTCTGATTTGATATCATTAACGGTTACCAGCTCTGGGGTTCCAGGGTCTTCGATACCTAGACGCTCATCCTCAAGATTTCCATCCCAACCTATCTCATTCTTATCAGGTTCGAGTGTCCAGTTATCTTCTGGTTCAGCCTGTATTTGAGGAATAGTGACCAGCTCAACATCCACCGGATTAAGTAGATCTAGACCTCCGTTGGTGGTGTCTGAATATATTTTGTCGAGATCTGGAGTCTCACCGGGTCTTACAATTTTTGTATCCTCCAAGGAGGTAATTTCGGGGACTTCGCCTTCAATAGGAACGTTTCCATCCGGAAGAGCTACCTCTTTGTCGTTGATAATCCCAAACTGATCGGTTGGTAGAGTTACCTCACGGTCGTCTACTATATCTAGTCTCTCGTCTTCTAGGGCTTCTTCCTCGGAGGTATCCTCTAGTTTATTTATATCAACCGGTAATACAATATTCGGGATGGTTCCAGGAATATTTTTAGAATCTCCTGGAAGTCCTGGAACTTCCTGTATTCCAGTCAATTTCTCTTGGAAATCATCAAGAGAAATATCAGATTTAATTCCAAGTCCTACCGAGTCTGTCGGTAAGTCCGGAGTTCCAGGATCTTTTATATCCTCACGAGTTCCAGAGAGTCCTATATTTCTTGAGTCCTCTAAAGTTTCTTTACGGTTCCCTAGAGCAATATCCCGTTTGTCTGAGAGTCCAATGATTGTACCTGGGAGTTCTGGATTATCCTTACCCTTCAAGTCATCACGGCGAGTTTCGAGTTTAGGCGTTCTTTTATCCTCGAGCCCCTCTTTTTTGGTCTCTAAAGAAATACTCCTCTTATCGGTAAGATTGGTTTTCGACTTCTCCAGGCCAACCTCTTTCACCTCTGGCCCACTAATGACTGTCCCAGAGAGTTCTGGAGTTTTTTGTTTGCCGGGCGTTTTGAGTTGGGTGTCATCGAGAGTAACATTACGTTTGTCTTCAATGTTATCTCTGTTAGTCTCAAGTTTTGGGCTTCTCTTATCCTCAATGTCCTCTCGCCGGGTTTCTAAGGAAGGGTTCCGTTTATCTTCTAGAGATTCCTTGTGGTTTTCCAGGGCAACATTGCGCTTATCGTCAATGGTGTCTTTATGATCTGAAAGTTTTGTAATCTGTTTATCCTCCAGATCTTCTCGATAATTTTCCAGATCTATTCCACGCTTGTCTTCAAGATCCTCACGATGATCTTCTAAAGCAACTTTTTGACGATCCTCAATGGTCTCCTTATGGTCTCCAAGGGCAACGTTTCGTTTATCTTCAAGATCTTCCCGGTGAGTTTCGAGAGAGCCCGGATCTTCATTACTTTCGATTTTTTCCCGATATGTCTCTAGTGGGATTTCACTAAATTTAGGACCTTCAATAACACCCTTCGGTAATTCAGAAACCTCATTAGGGGTTTTAGAGTCCGGTGTCTCGAGTTTGGTTGTCTCAAGAGATCCGGTCTTCACAATTTTGCCTGGTGCCTTTAGAACTTCCTTGGGGAGTTCCGGGGTTAAGGCTTCGTTGATATCTAGACGATTGTCTGGTAGCTCCGTAATCTCCCTCTCATCTGTGATGTTTTCCCGGTGATCTACCAAGGAATCTGTCTCTGGAACTTCTATGTCCTCACGACGACTCTCCAGGGCCGCCTCACGATTGTCTTCCAGCCCGACGGCTGATTCTGGCAAATCGGGCGTCTCGGCCCCTTTGATTGTCTCTCGGTGGTCTACTAAGGTTTCCTCACGCGGATTGACAATCTTCAAAGATTTATCTGGAAGTTCAGTGACCTCACGAGAATCATGTAGGCCGACGGCTCCTTTTGGGAGTTCAGAGATTTCTGGTACTAGTGGATCCTTCTTGAGTTCCTCTGGATTTTCCGAGAGCTCTAATGCCTCATCTCTTTTCTTGATTCCCTTTTTCAGGTATTTCTGAAGGCTGCTAATCTCTGAGGCTTTGGTGTACGACGCGCAACCGGGAATATAATTCCTAGGATCTATCATTATGTATCTTTTGTTTCGATGATACTTGATAGTACATAGACAAATAGACCTTTGGCGACTTCTGAGAAGGCATTTTTCTGAATTACCTTAAAACGATAAGTAAACCCTTCACGAGTATATTGAAGTTCGTCGCCTACCTTCAGATCATCTTTGTCTGAATATACCTCAAGAGTATCTCGGTTCCTAGCCCAGACATCTCGAAGTTCTGCTAGGTTTATTAGTAGAGTTGTCTCAAATTGAGAATAATCGTTCTCAAGAGTGCTGTCAGAGGAGTATGATCCACCGAAAACGTTTTTCCACTTACTATTATCTAGCGGTCGATTTACTACAAGTTTAGTTCCGGCGAACTTCAGTTGTAGCTTTAAGTTTTTCATTCCTAGCTCATAAAACTTGGTAGCTTTTGCTAGGTACTTGGATGACATATTCTCACCTGACATAATCTCTTAATTTACGATTGAACAAAATTCTTCAGTATCGATAATAAATTTAACCAGCTTGAAATATTGTGACTCTGTTAGTCGTGACTTTATTTTCATGATTGTCATGTCACGATCGATTGTAGTTGAAGTCCGCAAACCCGCTCCTAGGGAGCGAATGAAGTCGTCAATATCGTACTGAGAATATTCATATTTCTCTGGGAAATATATTTCAGTATTATTTAATTCGCCGGTGATACTGATATGATTATCAGGAATGTCGTCAACTATGTCGAAGTCCTCAATACCCGCCGTGTCAAATTTTTGTGATAGTCGGTCTAGCATTGGTGATGTTTTTGATTTAAATACGATCATGGTACGTAAATGTTCAGTTTTGTTTTTGTTCCAATAATTTTACGTAGCACTATCTCTAAGTCGCCGGGAGTCTTCATCTGGTATGTCCATAAAGAAGCAGTCCCTGAGTTCTTAGAAGCTACTGGCTTAAGCTCACGAAGTCCTTTCATGAGACCTTCTTCCTTAGATCCATGACTGGCACATACTATAAGGGTCCCTCTGAAAAGATATAGATTTAAGTCAGAGTCATTTTGGGCTGCTGTCCACTGTGTACCCTGTGGATCAAGTTTTTGTAAAACTTTCTCAAGATACTTGTTTCCATAGTCTTCACGTGGACTTTTAATGCCAATATCAGTGCACTCAAGGGCTCTCAGTCGGCTTAGTCCTTCAACAAGCATATCTGTCAGACCTTTCGAATTGTAGGGGACTTTGCCGGATACAATCTTTAGAATTCCTCGACTAAAAAGATCTTTCAGTTCAGTTTTGTCAAGAAAAGGAACCCAAGAAAACATCCTGGTATCTTCCTCTGGTAGATCATTGTCCAAGATATTCTGACGAACCCTCAGTGTCTCACCAACTTCCACCAAGAAATTAGCAGCCACCTGGTGATTTGTGAAGACAATCGTAATACTCCACGAACCTTTATTTTTGAGAGGAGTCGATGTATATTTCATCCCAAAGTATTTCTTACAATAATAGTCCAAAATATCATTAAGATCCTCTTCTTGTTGTTCTGAGAGTCCTAGGGTATACATAACGAGCTTTCCCTTAGCGATAGTCACATTAATTTTAAAATCAGTGACCTTCTTTGAGTTTATCACAAAGCTCTCTTTCATCCTTTCACGATTCTCCCGAGAGTCGCCGATGGTGATACCTGATGCACGATACATTCCAAAACTTCGGCGAAGGGCTTTGTCCAGCTCTTGAAATTTAATACTATCCATTGGATTGTGGATGGTATTTAAGAGCAACTTACTCATGACACCCGCCACAAAGCCAGCCTGTGCTCCACGAGTTTTCCATGAGGATGGCTCATCGGCGAGCTTCGGTTTTCTTGAGTCCTCTGTTATCTTATCTGCCACGGCGCCAGCGGCGTATCCAAGGGCAGTGGCCCCTGCGATCGTTTTGAAGGCGCCTGGGACTTCGTCAAGGTCCTTTGGACCTGTATAATGGCCCTCTTCAAGGGTATACTGTTTTTCCTTAAAAATTTTCATTTTGCTTTCTTTTGTATCACTGGCAGATCGCTGCATCATCTTAACTGTAGATTTTCCGGCAGTTTGAAGACCATTCGATATATCAGCAGTTCCTGATTTAATGTTATATTTGATTTTATCCCACGCAGATTGTTTGCCTGGTAATCCAAGATAAGCTTCCGGTTGTTTTCCGAGAGTTGTATCGATGGCTTCTCGATAACCCTTTGAGTTTCTAACGGCGTTACCGGCTCTTTTCATGATCTCTGGAGAGCCTATTTTAGCTCTAGCTGCTGTGTAGATCGTCCCAATTCCGGGAACTCCTGGAGTTAGTGATGCAGCAGCTATTGTTGGGTCTATTGCAGCTAAAGCCTTATATTGACCTACTGTTCCAACAGTATTGGCGAGGACTAAGTCCGGGTTTTCAATAATTTTGGCTGACCCTTTAACAATTCCATTACTGATTGTTTCTTTTGGATTTAATTGAAGGCCCCAAGCTGTTTCGTTAATAGTGTTTTTGATCGCAGGAATTTTTTTATTAACGACATCATTAGCCCCAGTAATAAGTTTATATTTAGAGTTAAAGGCCAAATCTTTAAATCCTTTTCTAACCTTAGAAAGCTTTGAATAGTCTTTTTCTTTAAATACTATCATACTAGTGTGTCTCCTCTCCAGCTTGATTGTAGATAGAATTGATCGAGTTCTTGTTTCATAGTCTGATATGCTACATCGACTGCTCCGAAGATATCGACTGAAAAATTAGGAAGAGTAAGATTACCCTTCATATTTCTGACATATTCTAAGATGTTTACCATCACCTGATCGACGAATTTCTCTCCCATTACACCATTTTCAATATCCATCCAGAAGAGACTAGAGGTTTTAGTAAACTTCTTGTCCTTTGTATAAGTAATCTTGAACGGTCTGCTGCACAACCCACGGAGATAGAAACCAGTTCCGGCATAAGAGCCTAGATAGACGTATGGTTTCTGATAGTCATAGACTGGACTGTAAGCCCCAGGATAGGGATATGATCCAAAATAACGTATCTTTGGAGTTGTGTTGGGAACCAGAATAATTTGGTCCTCGGAGATAATACACTTAAGGTAAAGGTCGAAATTGCTGCATATCTTATGATAACCATCAAGGCCCTCACCGGGACAGCAGCACTGGAGTTGGGAGATGTCAGAGATTTTTGACTCCCAGACCAGCGGAAAATGATATTCCCACTGTCTCAGGGATTTTCGGATTAGTTCGCCGAGAATCTGATCAGGGGAATATTTGTCGTTGAGAGCGAATAGTTCTTCGATCCCATCGAGCGGTATTAGTGAGGATCTAAGGAATACTACTTCCTTAAGCCTCGATAGTTTTGTTTTGTCCATAGTGGTAATAATATAGTGGTACCGGTAATAGAACCGGCTCTAGGTGTGTTGTTATGTCTTGATGGTTCGGACCAAAGAATGCATCCAGAACCTCCGGAATTCGGTCGAGGTCTGGATAGGGGATTACTAGGAGTTCAATATTGTTTTGATCAGCAGTATACTCTCTAACAGCGTTATCTCTATTTACCTGATTCATGAGTCTTTGATAATTACCGCTATGAAGAAACGGTTCATACCTGTAATGTTGAACTCCATTAAACTCTATCCATACTTCTTTTCCGTCTCTTGGGACTACAAAATCTATTTCAACCTCTTTCGTAGTTCTAGCAACCCTGTCGAGCTCTTTCCAAGAATGTTTTTCATAGGGGATATTATTCTTCTTTAAGTATAATTCAATTTGTCTTTCCCCAATCGAAGATTTCTTGCATTCTGGACACCCACACCAACCAGTTAGATGATTAGATGCCTTTTGCTTAAAGTATATTTTGTGAATATTACAGAATAACTCTACATATCCCCACATTCCATCTTCAGGCATGACTAATTTATCATACCCAAATCTATTCGGTCCCCATTCTTTTATTGAGTCCTCGATGAACTGTTCTCTGGTTTTCGTGTGCCGTTCCAGGAAGCACTTTTTGCACCCACCTCCTCTAAGAAAATTAGAAGTACTAGTGATATAGGATCCATGTATTTTACAGACAACTTCTATTTGATTTTTAGTTGTTGTAAAGTTTTCTACGGTCTTGTCAATATCATATTGAGAATTTTCCCCGTATACTTTTATTAATCTAGATCTAACCTCTTCTTTGGAAAGAGTTTTTGATCTAGCAACTAATTCTCTATGACATTTCTCGCATACAGAGATACCGTTTAGGAGAGATTTGGCGGATTTCTCGGTTATTTCATTATGCACCTTGCACAAAACACTAAATTTATCGCAATTTTTGACTAATCTATTGTCTTCTATATCAAAATTCACGAATTCAGCGTTAATATTATTAGATTTCCAGAGATTTTCTATGCAGTTTTTAAAGTTTTCTCTTGTATAATCTCTTCTTTTTGATCTTCTTTTCATAGATTCTACCAGAAAGTCTCCCCTCTGGTAGAATATTATTAAGGTTATTAACCTCTTTCAGTGATTTGACCATCAAATTCCATGCCAATCGGGAAAGCCTGATTATAAACAGTGATATATTTGATGCTATTTCTAAACCTAACCTGCAATAGTACGTTCAACTTATTGCGGCGTTGGTCCTCCGGAGGATTAATCCCTTCAACATCGTCAACAACACAGAGCCAATCATCAATCAGGTCGCCGGACACACGAATCATATGAGTACGCATCCAGAAATTCACGACATCTTCACAATCTTTGCGGGTCTTCTGACTGTTAATGCGGCCCTTGAATTGGTTCAAAAGCGTAGGCATGCTCTTTGAGATATGAATAATCGCACGCTCAATGTTCTCCTCCTTACGAATGTTGTCATCCGACTGGGCAGTGTACGAATCATTGATGTAGATTCGCTCGATGTTCACATCATGGAAGATCGTGTTAATCTTCTTGGTCAGAAGCAGCTGACGTTCAGACTTCTTGAAGTCAGTTGTCAAGTGAACAGGAGTTACAATACCGGTTGTCTGTCCAAAGGCAGGAGCGAACCAGTTACTGTTGGTCTTGTTGCGACTAATGCACTCCCAGTACAGAACACTAGGACTAGCGTTAAACAGATAACCAACCGTACCATCATCATAATCCCAAGGACTCAAGAAGTAAAGCTTCGGAGTATCCTTTGTAATCTTTTGCTTCTTGTTGGCGATGGTCATATAGTTGACAGAGTTGATCGTCGAAACTGCATAGAAGTAGTTCGAGTTGACAGCGATATTAGCCATGTAGTTCTGAAGGATGCTGTAGGTGTTACCCAGGTCAGTCATACCCTCGACGATATAGCGCTCATCCTCCTCGATTCGATCCCAAGCTTGCATCAGGTCGTTGTCTGACACATCGAGAATGGTGGTCAGAATCTCGCCAGTCACAGAGTTTGTTCTCTTAACACTGAGGTTCAGGTTGATTTCATCGTTACCATTGGCAGTCAGCTTGTAGATATCATACAAGCTAGCGTCCTTGTTCTCGACAGCATACAGGTCGTTCTCTTCGAAAGTACCGGTTGTCGGAATGACAGCACCACGACCCTTCAAAGTCATACCATCAAGGCTTTCAGCGACATAATCACCCTCCTGAGCAGTCCATACACTCTCAACATACTTGTACAGCTTATAGTGTTGCTCCTTCAGGATTGCATAAGTAGTATCCTCAACGAGACCCAAGAGCTTACCAGATTTCTTGTACTTGATCTCCGGCAGTTCATCCAGACCAGATAGGGCAACGTGACCCTGTGCACCAACAACGTCTGTCGAATTCTGCTTAATCCACTTATAGTTATCAGTCTGATAACCGTAGTAGTTCAAGTCAAGATCAAACAAATTATCAGGCAGTGTCAGGTGTATCATGCTCAGGTTATCATTGAGGTCAGCGATACTTATATCGCCACGGCCGCCAATGTTACCTACATTGAAGAGCTGCCAGTCTGTGCTAATGTCTGGATCATAGATAGCAAACTCATAGAAGTCATACTTTAAGATAGCCTCCTTGGGGACAGTCGTACCATTTTTAGTATACTTGTCCAGTACTTTAGTGGCGACTGTGTAAGGGCTTTCTGGGGCACGGCCTTCAATGTCAGAAGTTACTTTGGTAACGACGGCATTGTGGTTGAAACGACGAATACGAACCTGCAGGTCTGATCTAGAGTTATAGAGGTTCGTAGCATAGTACGGAACATCCTCAAAACCAGAATAAGCCTTAGTGTTCAGGTCGATAATATTGTTAGTCTCTGCACTGAGCTCTTCCCAAGTGGGTTCGACAGCGAGGATATAACACATACCCTTGACTTCAACCTTAGTGCCAGTGGCACCAGTTACCTGATAGTCATTCTTGCCATCACCTATAACGAGCTCGTCAGAAGCGTAAGCCTCAAAGAGAGCTTTCTTCGCCGCCTCAGTCTTGGCGAGAACCTCTTCTGTCTGGATGGCGAGCCAAGCTTCGTATTCTGCCTGATACTCAGCGGATCCTGGAGCATAGGGAAGGTCATAAACGACGTGGCCAGTTTCGTTGTCAACGAAGTCCACCAGTGGAACATCCTGATCAAGGAAGTTTGCGCCAAGATATACTTCTTCGAACTTGACAGCAACAATCTCATCGGCGTATGTTGCGATGTCCTCACCCTCAACGAGTGAATCCTCAGTACACTTAACGTCGGTGTAGAAGCTGAAAGTAGGACTGAAGAACTTGGTAGTATCATTCAGTTGATCAACCAGATCAGGGAGGGTGTCGACCTTGTAGTCATAGATAGGACCATCGTCAGTAACGCGGTTACCAATGATACCAGTGTCAGACACAGCGATAGCCCAACCGTCGGTATAGCCAATTGTGGTCTTGTCCAAGACAAGCTTAAAGCTGGGGACTCTCTTGAGGATCTCCGTATTCTTAAGAACATAGGAGTTCATGTCACCTCTTGCAATAGGCTTGGCATAGATCAGTCCTTTAGCCTTGGAAGCACGGCAAACGAGCATCTTCGTTGAACCGGCCAAGCGATAGGCATTCAGCCACATCGTTG